AATATTGCTGGTGCAACATTTAGGGGTTTCCTTGGTGGAATGTATGATGGAAAAGTTTATGAAGTTATTGCATATGATTCCAAACTAAGCACTGATGAAATTAATCAAGTTATGAACTATTTAAAATCAAAATGGAACACATAAAAACAATAGTTGAACTTAATGTTCAAAAAGCAATACCAAAAAGTTTCAAAGATTTTAAGGTCTTGAACTTCAATCCAATATTTGAATATTGGTCTGGTGCAATGTACATCATTCCAGAAGTGATTCAATCATTGCCAAATGACTTGTATAAAAACAACAAGTGTTTGTCATGGTATGAAAAGCAAGTACAAAAAGACAAAGAAAGAATGAATCAACTTAAGAAATTATTTCCATGGCTGAAAAAATAGTTGTTGACATAGAGTTCAAAACAAATGTTTCAAAGATTTCCAAAGACTTAGAATCAGTCAAGGATTCACTTAGTGAAACAAATGAAAGTCTTGAAGACATCAAGAAGACTGGAAAAGGAACAGAAGGTGCATTGAAGAAAATCGGAAAAGGATTCAAGGGTGTTGGTCTTGCAATGAAAACACTTGGAATCGGATTGGTGATGGAAGCATTTAAGTTCTTGAAAGAGATATTGATGCAGAACCAAACGGTCATTGATGGTGTTGCTATTGCCACAGAAACACTTTCAGTATTGTTTAATCAAGTCACAAGTGTTGTGACTGATGTGTTTGATGCAGTCAGCAAATCAAGTGAAGGATTTGAAGGTCTTCAAAAAGTTATGAGTGGATTGCTTACAATAGCAGTCACACCATTAAAACTTTCATTTTATGGAATTACACTTGCAATCCAAGAAGGTCAATTGGCATGGGAAAAATCATTCTTTGGTGATGGCGATCCAGAAACAATTGCACAACTAAATGAAAAGATAACAGAAACAAAACAAAACTTGACTGAAGTTGTTGAAGATGTGGTTGATGCAGGAACACAGATTGCAACAAATATTGCTGAAGCAGTCACAGAAGTTGGAAGTATTGTCACCATAGCAACAGAAACTGCAACAGAAGGCATTGAAAAGATTTCAGTTGAATCAGCATTGACAACTGGAAAAGCACTTGCAGAAGCAAAGAAGAATGAAGAACTTCTTGAAGTCTTAAGGGCAAAACAACAATTGCAAAGTCAGTTGGATGCAGAAATACAAAGACAAATCAGAGATGATGTGTCCAGGTCAATACAAGACAGAATTGAAGCAAACGAAGAACTTGGAAGAATACTTGAAGACCAAACTGCAAAAGAAAAAGCAATTGCAGATGAAAAGGTCAGAATTGCAAAACTTGAACTTGACACAAATGAAAAATCAGTTGAACTTCAAACTGCATATCAACAAGCACTTCTTGAACAGATTGACATAGAAGAAAGGATTGCTGGTCAAAAATCTGAACAACTGACAAATGAACAAGGGTTGATTCAAGAACAAAAAGATGCAGTGATGGAACTTGCCACAATAGGCAAGACAGAAAGAGAAATTGAACTGACAGAACTTGACCAGTGGTATAAACAAAAGATTGATTTAGCAACTAAGTCTGGACAAGACACAACTGCAATACAAGAAGAATTTGCAAAGCAACAAGTTGAAATTGAAAAGAAATACAAGATGCAACAACTTGACATCTTGCAGAATTCAATCAACATGGCTGGAAATCTATTTGCTGAAGGTTCAGCAATGGCAAAAGTATCTGGTGTTGCATCAGCTACAATTGACACATACAAAGCAGTGAACATGGCATTGGCATCATCACCACCACCATTTTCATTTGTGACTGCTGGTTTAACTTTGGCAACTGGTATCAAAAACGTAAAAGAAATATTGTCAGTTAAAACAGAAAAACCAGCAAATGTTCAAGCACCAAGTAGTGCATCAATTCCAAGTGGTGGTGGACAAGGTGGTCAGTCAACAGATATGGAATCACTTGTTGATTTGTCTGGTCTTCCATCAATCACAGAACAATTCAACACTGCATTCACACAAGATGCACCAATACAAGCGTATGTGGTTGAACAACAAGTCACAGATTCACAACAAATAAACACAATGATACAACAAAAATCAACACTTTAAATCCTAAAAAAATGACAAAAATAGTTGAATTAATTATTTCAGAAGAAGACAAAGAAGACCAAGATGGTGTATTTGCAATCAGTCTTGTTGAAGATCCTGCAATTGAAGAATATTGGGTTGCACTAAACAAGCAAGAAAAAGAACTAAAATTTGCAAAAGTAGATGAAGACAAAAGACTTCTTATTGCACCAGCTTTGATTCCAAACAAACAGATTTTCAGACTTGCAGATGATGGTTCTGACTATTATGTGTATTTTTCCAAAGACACAATTAAGAAGTGTTCTGAACTTTACATGAAAAGAAATCACTTGCAATCTGCAACACTTGAACATGAATCAGAAGTTGAAGGTTTGTGTGTTGTTGAATCATGGGTGAAAGAGTTTGCAATTGACAAGTCAGTCAAGTACGGTTTCGAACATTGTCCAGTTGGAACATGGTTTGTGACAATGCGTGTTGACAATGATGAAATCTGGAACAAAGTCAAAGAAGGTGAAATTCTTGGATTCAGCATTGAAGGATTCTTCACAGATAAGATGCAAGAAATGTCAGAACAATCATTGTCAGAAGATGAAACAAAACTTGCAATGATTAAAGATTTGATTCAAAAAGAAGAAGCAACTTACCTGGCCGACTATCCTTGGGATAAATGTATTGCTGACCAAATGGCTGAATATGGTGATGAAGAAACTGCAAAGAAGATTTGTGGTGCAATTAAGAACAGAACAATTGCTTCTTCAGTTATTCCAAAAGCAAAAGCAATCTTAAAAAAAGGATACAAGAAAAAGCGAAAGGAAAAAAAGAAGAAATAATCTTTTAACTATTGGAAATACTATTCAAAAAACAAAAAATGGAAAACATTTACAACAAAATGAAAGGTCTTCTTGGAATGACAGAAGAACTTTCTGAAGAAACAAGCATGATGGCTGAAGCATTTCTTGTCGATGGAACTACAATAAAAACTGATTCTGACAGATTTGAAGAAGGATCAATGGTGTTTGTTGTTGGTGAAGATGATGAAAGAATGGCACTTCCATCTGGAACTTATGAACTGCAAGATGGTGCAGTGATTGAAGTAGTTGATGGAGAAATCACAACACTTCGTTCACCAGAAGCATCAGAAGATGCAGTTGAAGAAGATTTGTCTTCTGACAAAGAAGAAGTTCAAGAAGAAATTCAAGAAGAAAAATCAGAAATTGATTTGTCAAACTACATGACAAAAGAAGATGGTTTTGAACTTGGAAAAATGATTACTGAAGCAATTGAATTGAAGGTTGCTGAATTAATTGAATCACACAACACAGAACTTGAAAAAGTTAAAAAGTTGTCTGCATCAAAAACTTTTAAATCAACACCGAAGTCAAGCAAAAAGACTGAAGTGAAAACCAATCTTTCACAAGATGAAAGAATTTTCGCAATCTTTAATAAAGTAAAAAACAAGTAAAATGGCAAATCCCGTATTAAATACACCAAGTTATGCTGGTGAATTAGCACTTCCATACATCCATGCAGCAGTAGTTTCTGCACCATCTTTACATGGTGGTAATATAACACTGATTGATGGTGTGAGATACAAAGCAGTTCTTCCAGTAATGTCTTTCGGAACTGGTTCAGCAGCTTTAATCAAGGCTGGTGCATGTGACTTTGACACAACTGCAACAACTGACTTAGATGAAAGAGTTCTTGACATCACAGATTTGATGGTGAACTTACAACTTTGTAAAAAGAATTTCAATTCTTGGTGGCAAGGTGATGCATATTCAATCAATTCTGGTGTGCCAGATGACTATGCTGATGCAATACTTTTATATGTTGCAAAGTTCGTTCAAGCTGATATTGAACACAACATTTGGATGGGTGGTGCAACTACATCTGGTTATGCTGCATTTGATGGTTTTAAAAAAGCAAGTGGAAACACTGCTGGTGCGACTACACTAACAAATGCAATAGATGACCAAGCAACGGTAATTGCTGGTTTACAAGAAATTATTTCAGCAATGCCACAAGGAATTGTTGGTGATTTTGAAAACACAAACATATATGTGAATCCAGTGACAATTTCTGCATACAATCTTGCAGTTGGTCAAACTGGTGCTGGATACAATCTTGCAGCAGCGAATGGTGGACAAACAAACTTTGTTGGATACAAGTTGGTGTCTTGTCCAGGTGTAGCATCTGGTGAAGCAATGGTTGGAAACAAAAACAACTTATTTGTTGGAATCGGAACTGCTGATTCTGATTCATTAGCACAAGCAATTGACATGACGCCATTAGATGGTTCAGACAACTATCGTGTAACAATGCGATACGGAATCGGAACACAAATTGGTGTTGTTGCTGATGTTGTTTGGTTCGTATAAAAACATGAATAAGAAGGTGGTCTTTAGTGACCATCTTCAATTCTTTAATTCTTAAAATATAAAATATGTCATGTTTAATCGATAAAGGTCGAGGATATTTTTGCCAGGGACAAGTTGGTGGTATCAAACAAATCTTTCTTGCAAATTGGTATTCTGCAAACAAAATCACTTCTGTGACTGCTGATGCAGATTCTGGAATAGTTAGTGGATTGACAACTGCAAGTGCATTAGATTTCTATCAGTTTGACTTGGATAGACAAACAAGTTCTTTCAATCAAACAATCACAACTGGTGGTGGTGGTGCAGTTAACTATGAACAAGCACTTGACATCCACCTTTCACATGATTCAGAAGAAAGTTGGGCAAGAATGCAAAATGTTGTTGAAGGAATATTTCAATGCATTGTGTTAGACAACAATGGAGTATATTATCTTCTTGGTGTTGACAATGGAATTGATGTGACTGGTGGATCATATGCACATGGTGGTGATGTAGCTTATTCAGACTATGTTGGATACATACTTCAGATGATTGGTTCTGAACCATTTCCAGCATACAATCTAAGCACTGCAAATCCATTCACTGCATTTAGTTCAAATATAACATTGCAATCAAGTCAATACACAACACCACAAGAGTAAATTAGTTTTTAGTTGTTAGTGAATAAAGGGTGGTGGGTTTTCCATCATCCTTTTTTTTATATCTTTATACTATGAAAATAAAAAAAGAATTTATCGGAAGTGTAATTTATCAAGGTCGTTCAAAGATATACTTGAATGAAGTGGTTGATGAAAAAGTGATGAAAAGGTTGATGGCTGAATTTCCACAATACCTTGAAGAAGTAAAACCAAAAAAGAAAAAGTCTGATGATCCATCTTAGAAGTTCAAATGGTTTTGAGAATGTGATTTCTTTGGATGTATATTCAAGGGTATTTGCAAACACCATTTCAAATTCTAAGTCACAAAGTGCATTGACAAGACAATACACACCAAACTTCAACACTGACTATACTGGAACAACTTACTATATTGTTTTAATTGAACAAGCAACACAAAAAGAATACTTTCAAGAATTGTTGTCAAATTCAAACTATGTTGATAATTATCCAAGAAGCAAACAATTCAGTTTGTATCTTGATGACTATGTTGGAAGTGGTCACATAAATATTGACACAACTGGTTTGTTTGACTATGAAGTATATTTTGGTGATTCTGGTGCAACTACAAAAAATGATTCATCAATTATTGGTATGGTGACAAATGGAATGGCACTTGTCCACAATGATAATTTTGTGAATGACTATTTCCAAAATTCACAAAGTGGTGTTGAACCATTAATCATTCCAAATTCAATTTCTTACAATGGCTAAAAAGACTAAACCAAGTACAGAATATATGTTCAGTTCAATGGGTGCAAGTTACTCAATGACAGATTCACAAGAAGTTGTCAAAAGGGGTTCTGACTTTATTTGGTACGGATTGGACAATTTGTTTCCACAACACACAATCAGATTGTATCAAAATTCTGCAACACAGAACGCATTGGTGAATTCAATTTCAGCATGGATTTATGGTGGTGGTATTGATGCAGACAACAAAGAAGAACATCCAGAAGAATGGGTTCAATTTAATAAACTGATAAACCACAAGATTGGAAAAAATGACATACAATTGATGTGTATGGATTTGAAACTTCATGGTGGTTTTTATATTTCAGTTTCATATTCAGTTGATAGAACACAGATTGTTGAAATGGAAGTTCTTCCATATGAAACAATGAGAAGTGGTCACGTTGATGAAGATGGCCAGGTTGACACCTACTATCATTCACATGATTGGACTGCTGGTTCAAGGGCAAAATACACTGAACTTCGTGCATTCAATCCACATGAAAAAGCAACTTATCCAAACCAAGTTCTTTGTGTAAAAATGAATTCAGTTGGTTCATACTATTATCCAAAACCAGACTGGATCGGTGCATGGAATTATGTTGAACTTGATGTGAATGTTGCACAATTTCATTTATCACAAATCGAAAATGGTCTTGCACCATCATTCATCATAAACTTTGCAAATGGTATTCCAGCAAGGGAAAAACGTGAAGACATAAAAAGAACAATTGAAGCAGAACTTTCTGGTTCAAGGAATGCTGGAAAATTTCTTTGTACTTTCTCAGATGGCAGAGATACAACACCAGACATTCAAGCAGTTCCATTGTCAGATGCAGACAAGCAATTCCAATTCCTATCAACAGAAATCACCAACAAAATAATGGTTGGAAACAGAGTTGTTTCACCAAGATTGTTTGGTGTCAATATTGATGGTGGTGGTCTTGGAAATAATGCTGAAGAACTTCAGACTGCATCAGCACTATTTGAACAAACGGTTGTCAATCCATTCAGAGATGTGATAATTGATGCGTTAAAATTGTTGATGGCTGAATCTGGAATCAATCTTCAGTTATTCTTTGAACCATTTGATTTGTTTCAAACTGAATTTGCAGATACAGAAGCAGAAACAATCAATGAAGAAGTTGCAGTTGATGTCATTCCAAATGCAGATGCAACAATTTCTGATGAAGTTGGTGGAATGGTTGAAGAAACAGAAGTTGAAAAAGTTGATGCATCATACAATGGTGCACAAATTAGTTCTGCAATTGATATTGTTGCAAAAGTTCAAGAAGGTATTTTGACACCAGAACAAGCAGTTGTGTTCTTAGTTCAATTCTTACAACTTCCAGAAGATGTTGCAAAAGGTTTCTTCAGTTCAAGTGGTGAACAATTACTTGAAACAATGTCATCAAAAAAAAAAGATGAAAGACCACATTTAAGTGATGACCAAGCAGAATTCTTCTTGTCTAAACTTGAAGTTCTTGCAGAAAAAAACAATGATGATGAATGGCAATTGTTGACTGAAGACAAAATAAAATCAAAAGAAGAACTGCACAAATTTGCAAACAAAATGCCAACAAAATCAATGGCTGATGCAGATGCAAAATCAGCACCAGTAGCATCCATATAATTCTGAATGTCTGCCGCGATTAGGGCCTGCTCGTAGGCGTTAGCCTCAATGGTAAGTGGTGCCACCAACTCGTTAAAGTAAACCTTTGCACGGCGGAAGTCAATCTGCTTTCCATTGATTAAAACGTATGGATTGCGTATAACAACTTGTCCAGACTTATTAGTCGTTGCGCTTACCTGCTTAGTGGTTTCCTTAAGTGCATCCAAGCCTCCATCAAGAGCCTTCAAAGAAGCCATTGATAAG